ATCTAATTCACGATCAGATGAAAAACCAATATCCGCACCATCAAGATAATCTCTAACTTTTTTATAAGCCCCATCCATCGTCTTTGCTACCACATAAGAGCGACGGTATTTAACTCCACATCCGGTCCCATATGTACCTTTTAGGTTGACCTTAAATAATTTGTCTGTCTTTACGCTTCTCATATTTCCTCCATTATGACAAATACATCAAAATCCATCTTATATGGCGTGAATATTCCCGGTAACATCAGTGACAAGCACATCACCAGGACAAAGACGAATTGTGTCACCTGAAAGCACGGTCACAAGGTAACATTCGTCATTTTCATGGGATACAGGAAGGCCTTTGTATTCAAAAGACCACGGCATATCATTAACGATATTTGCCCCATGTTCTTTTCCATATTTGACTAATTCATTAAAGGTTATAAGCTCTGGTTTTTCCATTTTTAACTCCTTTTTTCATTATGCTATATACATCATTTGATATAATTTTTTTTTATCTTTTGCCAAAAATATTGGCCCCGGCCGCAAAGATAAGCTACAAATTTAAATCTGTGTTTATGGTTGCAAAAGTCTGAACAGGTCCAGATAATTTTTATACGTTTTTTGCTCATGTTTTTATCCGACCATAATTTTTTTAAACCGGCCCGCCAGGTTGTCCCCCAGCTGCATTAAATTATATTGATCCAGGTCAGGATCCACATGGCCATACAAGGTGGCCAAAGATTGATTTAAGTGTCCCCATTCCCGCTGCAGGGTCAAGTTTTTCGATCTTTGACACCCGATCCGGGCATCCTCGACCAGGGCCAGGACTGCATTGATAAAATCAAGACCAATTGTATTCCCGGCGATATTGTTAATTAGTTTTTTAACCGATGAAATAATCCGGCCATATTGCCGATAATTAGCAGGCGATAAAACCAGGGTTTTGCCGCCATAAATTATATCTTGTATGTTTTTTATCCTGGTCCGGATCCGATCCAGGCAGCGCCGCGTTTTTATCGGCATAGTTTTATCAGTAGTCATACAGCTGGCCAAAGCGATGACAAGGTCAATTGTTAAAATTAAATTTCTGTTAGACTTTGAAAAAGTTGTAACTGATTTCATTTTTTTTAATCTCCCTTTTTTAATCTGTATTGGAAAACATTACTTGATAAACCCTGGTGCTGGCATAGGTTGTCAGCTGATCATCCAGGGCCTGGTTTAATTCCTGTATAAAATCCGGCGCCTTTTCAGGGTTTCCTGATAGCAATGTGATCCACTCCCGGGCGCGTACATTAAACAGGTGCCTAAATCCTGAATCAAAAACAGCCGCCCTGGCTGCAAGTTCTGCCTCAAAATCTTTTTTCAGGATGTATTTTCCTTGCTCTTTTTCCCGTTCAAATCTAAATTTTAAGATTTGTTCTTCGAGTTTTTCCACTTCCTTTTCATTCTTTAACGCTTGCATATCGTTTGAATTATCGGTCAGGTGATTAACTGCATAATTTCTGACCTCAATTTCCAGGACCGTCCCGTCGGATTCCATCCTGATCAATTTCTTTTTAAAATCGCCATACAATTTGCCCCGGGACACCTTGTAACCGGATTGATTTAAATGCAAAAGAACAGCCCGGCGGCTTTTAAATGATGGTAATGGCCCTGCAGGATTTTGATCTTTATTTTTATTTTTCAATTTACAGGATCCTTTTAATTAATCTTTTGTTTGTCTTTAATAAAAAGGCTGCCACCCCCGGCCCCCTTTTTTGACCCCGCCCGCATACCTTCAAACTCAAATTATATGCCAGCGGCGTTTTTTAGCTGTTTTAAGCTGGTTTCTTTTCCAGGCACCCTGGACCCGGCCCTTTTTGTGAAACAATTAATTTTTATAACAGGCTTCAGCTGGGGATATACAAAGTTTCCACTTTCCATCCATTTCGTGAAAACGCATAGAGCCAAAGCCCGAGCTGCTCGAAACCGCGTGGCTTCGCCCCCTGGAGAGGACCCATTTTTTTCCTGGGACATAGTAAGGGTCAAGATCATAACCAGATCCCTTTATCAATCTGTAGATGCAGGGCGTCATTGTCGATCAGTTCCTGCAGATCTGCCCGGGCATTGTCCATCAGGTAGGCAGCATGGAGTGCTATGGAAAAGCGTTCCGGGTCCTTTTCTTCCAGCTTTAAGCCAGGCTTAAAACAAAGGACCGGCTGCCCGTCACTGGTTTGTTTCAAGTGGATGCCCTGGTCATAAAATTCTTTTAAATATGATGACAACAATTGAACCGGCAGGCTGTCCTGCCAGTCTGTCAAGGGTGGCTGTGGTTTTTTGGATTGGTCAGGGTGGTCAAGGGTGGACAGGGCCGGGTCCTGATCACCGGGCGCCGGATCAGCCAGCCCCGGGTCATCTGGTGCGGGATCCTCAATCACTTCAAGTTGTGGCTGCAGGCTGTACTTTTCGTCAAGAAGGTCAAAAGCTGAATAGGTCATTTTATTTGCTCCCTGTGGTTAAAAAGATCGAGAACGCCGTCATTGCTGCCCTGGTCAGGGTGGTCAAGGGTGGACAGGGTGGGCGGTCAAGGTAAAGAACGCCGCCATTGCTGGTTTGGTCAGGGTGGTCAAGGTACTTTTTTATAAAAGAAAAATATATAAACAAAAAAGAAAAACATGCGCGCGCATACGTAATAGGTTGGATTCCGCCTTGACCACCTTGACCACCCTGACCATTGTTTTTTAACTGGCTGGAATCATTAAGGATATGCAGAGTGATCAAAAACAGGTCCACCTTGACCACCCTTGACCGACCCCTGACCATTTCCATGGATTTGCCCCTGTTCGGGTTAATATTGCCTGATTTGCATGGGATATTGTCCTTAAAGTCACAGATTAAAAAGGCCCGGGGATTCCTAAAAATATGCCGCCCGGGGTCTAAATGTGGGCGGGGATCTGAAACGGGGTGCGGGGATCTGGAAAAATAAACACCGATCCCGGACATGCGGACGGCCTTGAATGGATCACGGCCCATATGTTTGACTGATCCCTGCATCATGTCATAAAATCCACAATTTTAAGGCCCTTTACAAAGGGCAGCCGATTTGGATTACCTTTCCTAGGGCGCCAGCTTGTAAGGCTTGAATGAGCCACATATAATTCCCTGAAAAAGTTTTCTCTTGAATAAGCGCGATAGCCATTCTTGCGGCAATAGGTTTCATAAGTTGAAAACAAAACCTCTTTGCTGGCCTGCTCATTTGCGCTAACTTCACAAACATCCTGGCAAAAACAGATCACAGGATTATTAAGGCGCTTGTATTCCATTAAAAGCTCGTCGGTTTCTTCGCACCTGGTGAACTGCCTATTTTTTAAAAGGCGGTTAAGACCTGCCAGCGCCCAATGAAATATTTCTGATTTTTCAGCCAGCAATTTTTCTGACAGGAAAGGATCTGTATTTTTCGCACCTTCAAGAAACTGCTGTTTAAATTTAATAGGCAGGATCCGCCGGAAAAAGCCGTCTGAATTATCAAGCACCCTGGGCATTTTATTAGCGGCAAAAATCTGTTTACAATAAGGGACAAAGGTAAAAGTATTCTTATGCTTAAAAGCTGCATTGACAGGATCACCGGACGTGATAGCCTTAAAATAAGGCGATTCAATGGCCTTGCTGCCAACTTCCGTGCTGATATTAACGGTTTTCTGGTAAAGGGATGACCGCAGAAACTGATCTTCCATTTCAGCAAAGGACACAGACGCGCAATTTTCCGGGCCGATCATTTCGCGTAAAAGACTGATCAGGGTGGACTTGCCATCAGATCCCGGCCCCAGCAATAGCAAACACTTTGCAAAGGGATTTTTCCGCAAAAAACAATATCCGAAAAACTCCTGGACCTGGGCAATGACTTCCGGAGTTTTGATGGTTTCAGATAAAAACTGCAGAAACCGGCTGCATTTGTCTTTTGATGCCGGGTTGTATGTGACCCCGAGTTCATAGGATGAAAAATAATCCGGGTCATGATCTGACAATAAACCTGTTGTAATATCCAGCATTCCGTTTTTGACATTTATAAAATCAAGATTGTCATTCAGTGCCCGTCCATGGGGTATGGTGGACAAACTTCTGACCTGAAAAACAGCATCCTGGACCATGGACTGTTTTGATTCTTTACCCAGCATTTTAAGGGCAATAGCCTTTAAATGTTCCTCGAAAAATTCCTCCCAGTATCTGCCATTCCACCGATATAAAAGCCCTGTATCCGGGCAGTATAAAAGTTGAAATTTTTCCATGATCCGTTCAGCCAAAAGACGGGGTTTAAATGCCATCCGGTCATTGATCCCGCGTTCATAAAAATCATGGTATTCTGCATCGACATCCGGCTCCGGGGCTGTGAAATGTTCGGCGTTATCCATCAGGCGCTGCAGGTCCAGGGCGGTCTGTTTATGTTTTGCAAAAAAATCAGTCAGATCCTGGCCGCCCTTTTCCGGCCATCGGCCATCTTTTTTGCCCATAAAATCCGGCCATTCTAAAACCCGCACCGATTTGGCCACCTTGCAGATTTCCGGGCCTGCATATTTATAGGCATACATCTGGCCCGGCTGATCCGCATCAAAGGCGATAACCACATCCCGGCCAGTGAATATTTTTAAATGTTCCTTTGTCCATTTCTTTGGTTTTGTGGTCTGGGTTATGGCGTTAAACCCGTTTGATATTGCACAGATTGTGTCTGACTCACCTTCACAAAGTAAAATTGTGCTGGACTCATCCCGGGGGACCGGGGGAAAAAGACGGGCGGATCCATAATCCGCCCCCCAGGAAATGATTTTAAATTTTTTGGCGCCTGGCTGATAAAGCCGGATGTTTCTGACATTGCCGTCCTGGTCATAAATTGGAATAGCCATTTTATTTGGCCGGGATAATGCTTTAATTGTGCCGGTCTTTTTTTCCTGGTAATGGGTTTGTTGCCTGATCCCCAGTTTTTCCATGGCCAAAGGGTGCCAGCCCCGGGTCTTAATTAATTTTTCGATCCAGGGATCCGGCAGCGGCCCCAGGATTTTATAGGCATCATTTAAGGGCGGCAGTTCTTTTTTCTTTTCTTTGCCGGGGACCTGGCCAGGCGGCAGGCTGTCAGAAATATTGTACTCCTGGCAAAAGGCTTTAAAATTTTCCTTGTTGTCACCGGATCCTTTAACCTTGCCCCAGAATGTTATGATATCGCCACCAAATCCGCAGGAAAAACAATGGCAGATATCTTTTGCCGGGTTATAAGAAAAGGACGGATTTTTTTCGTCATGATCAGGACAAAGGCCGATCAGTTCACCATTTTTTTCCGATTTTACATCGAAAAGATCCCGGGCAATTTTTTCCAGTTCAGACGTTGATAAATGCTCCGCCGCTTTTCCCATACTTTTATCCTTTATTTGGTAACAATTCTTCCATCATTTTTTTATAGGACCGGTCAGAATCTTCTTTGATAACCAACACCCTTTGTATGTTAATCAATTGACTTTCCGTATGCTGCCGTCGTTTTTCTGTGGCCTTTAATTGCTTTTCAATCAATCCAAAATTATTAAGGACATATTCCAGGGCCTTTGAATTAGTTTTTAAATCATGATCAGCCTTGATCTTTTCAATGTTTTTTTGTGCCTCTTTTGACGGTCTGAAAATGCAAGCCATAATATTTTTACTCCTTTAGATTCCACCCGATTAAAAGACCCAGGGTAAAAAGCAGGTGACATAAAATCAGAATTAGTATTGTTGTTGCTGTCATTTTTGGACCAGTTCCAATTCATAATTTGCCAGCCAGTACAAAAGCTGATTTCCAGGCGTTCTGAATTTTTTTGCAGCATGTTCCTGCAGGTTGGTTAATAATTTTTCATGGCCGGTAAAATCAATTGTCAGGACAGGGGAATTTTCATCCAGGACGGGACTTGTTTTCTTCTGTGATTTTTTTTCGATCGGATCATTTTCAACCGGCTTTTTTTCGATCGGCTTTTTAATTGACTTTGCCTTGACAGGCTGTTTGTTTTTCTTACTGGAATTATTATGACAGACTTTGCACCAACCGCATAAACCGTCATCTGTTTTTTTATTGGCAAAAAAATGTTTTTTATCTGCCGGTTTTGGCTCGTTGCATTTTGTGCATATTTTTTCTTTTGTTTCTTCTACAATTTTTTCCACTGGTTTTTCCTTTTCTGATATGGGTTTTTGAAAAAGCACTTTATGAAATTTTAAGGGGTCCACATTTTTAAAAATCGGATCATAAGCAGTACAGGTCAAACAGACATCAGGATTTAAAACAAAAGATTTCAATGCCCGGCAGGCTTTATATGTTCTGCAGTATTCACCACGATTTTTTTCAGACATGATAAAGATCACCAGGAAACTGGTCTTTTGTTTTTAAAATTTCATAGCCATGATCAATCGCCGCCTCGACGTCATGCCGGAAATATCGGTCCTCGGTTTTGCGGATCCCGTCCGCGTGGTTGTATGGATTGCCAATAATTTTTCTAAAATAGATTTTTTTATAAATCGACATATGGGTGGCGGCAAAAGAAAGCATACCCTCTGCCTGATCAACAAATCCCAGGGCGGCCGTGTATCCGATAATGTCCACCACTGTCCTGTCCATGACAACAATATCAAACAAAGAAATGTATTTAAGCTCGTTTCTAATATGGTTAACAAATAGCCAGGCTTGTGATCTGGGGGTGGCATCCTTATTGATAGGATAATATTTGTTGTTTTCAAGGTCAGTAATTACTTTGACCGATTTTTCAGGATAATTTATTTTAAGGTCACGATATTCTTTTCCTGCAGCTGTTGATTTGCCGGTCCCATGGGTGCCCGACATTGCAATTATATAGCCCATTTATTTATAATCCCTTGTGATTTTGGTTTTTCCGCAGGTCCTGCAGATCCAGACATATTCCACATAGTCATGATGAAATTGTGGATTTCCTTTGATTTCCATCAGATTTGAACAATTTTCACACTTCATTTGCTCCGCTCCTTGCGTAGAATTAATTTGACCTGGATAATTGTGCCACTATAAAAAGGGACGCGGCAAAACCAATCAGGCCGCCGACACAAACCCAAACCTGGGCGGCATCACCAGGGGCCTGGGCATCACCACCGGCCATGCAAAGCGATAGGCAGGCCGTCATTGCAAAAAATCCGATAAGACATTTTTTAATTTTCATGCTTTTTTTCTCCCTTTAATATGAAATATTTTTCCATCGGCGTCCTTAAAAGAACTGATAAGCGCTGGCTGTATCCTGGGCGGTCTTGTGGCCAGGATTTCAGCCCGGCGCAATTCAAGATCCCTGATCATTTCATTAATGGTATTTAATAAAAAATCTGTTTGATCAATTTTAGGGATTGCCATTGTTATCCTTTTAAGCCTGGTAATACCGATATAATACAAAGGTGTTACTTATATATTATTGCTCTTTCTATCTTCGATTTGTATTCTGTTTACCAAAGATGGGACCGCCTGCACCGTGTCTATACTCAACAGAATACAAGCTCTGATTACTTCACTTTTTCCCTTGTCAATATCAAACGCAGTTTTGCCCAGTAGGTCAGCAAGTTCTGTGGGTGCTTTAAAAGTGATTGTGATATCATTTGCCATTATGCTGCCTCCCTGTTTTTGGATAATGCTTTTTTGATTTGTTCCGGGGATCCTTCCAGCCAGAGTACCGGTTCTGTGTTTGTTGCAGCGGCAAGGTTTTTTGCTGTTTTATAATGCGGCCGCCTGCGACCTATTAAAATGTTGCTCAAAAACCCCTGACTGATACCGATTTGCGCTGCTAATTTTGTAATTGTTATTTTCATAATTATGCTAATTATTCCAGGTTGGAATAATTGTCAAGGAAAAAATTCCACATTGGATTAAAATATATGGTATTCCATTTAGGAATATATGAAAAAAATAGAAGAAAAATTTTGTGAAAGCCTTTTTAAATGGCAGTCTGAACACTTTGAAGGGACCCAGGCTGAACTGGGTAATTTTTTTCGAGTTTCACAGGGCCAGATTGCAAAAATTTTTTCTAAACAAAGATGCGGGGATGAAACCTGGCGGCGGTTTGTTGCAAAAAAAATAGGCTATGATTATGACACCATGATAGGTGTTAAAAAAAAAGATTTGGGAAATGTCATCAGATTTGAAACCATTGAAGATGAAGAACATTATAATGCGACTAAAAAATTTTCAGACAAAAAAACAGCAACAAAATTCAATAAATTACTGGTCAAAATAGAAGAAC